CCTTCTAGTGCCCTAGACGCGCTTTCCTTCTTGGAAGCTTCTTGAATATATAGTTGATATGTACCTGGCCGTTGCCAGTCACTCAACCTTATACCCATTTTAAATAACCAACCAATAAACTTATCGCCTTCGTACGGTTTTAAAGCTATCAAATAATTAGCAAATTTAACAAAAGCAAGATAATCTTGACTGCATATAAAATCTTCAAACGACTTAGTTTTCTTGGTGTTTGGACTCACATATTTTAAAAAATCAATCCAAACATTAAATGCAATACGACTTTCGGTTTCATCTTTACTCATCCATCTACGCTTCTTTTCGCACATATGGCTACTTAGAGTGCGTTCTCTGGCAAACGATAAATTACAAAATTTACACTTATAATCCGCAGTCATTTATTTAAACAATTCTTTGATATCTTTATCACTAGTGTTTTGAGAGCGGGCTACTTCTTCGAAGAAGTCGTCGCCATTAATTTCTCTAAACAGCCCAATTTCGTCGTCAGACAAAGAAGGAAACCTTTCTATGAGCCATGCTGTTAACTTATCTTTTTTTTGACCCCGGGGTGGAATAAATTCGTGCCTGAGTTTAGATCCTAGTCCACACAATGTAATTACACGCCAACGCATTTCATCATGCTGGCTAGTAGTAGCAATGTAATCAATATTGGAAAGATTGTTTATAGTGACTAGATAATGTTCTTGGATTTCCCTACTGCCTTGTACCTGGCTAGCCCAACGCTGAGTCATAAATGTATTGACTGCCTTACGATCTTCATCGGACAATTTAGAATAATAGTCGCCATTGCGTAGATCAACCGCAGCCATTACCTGCTTGATAGGTACCTTGTATGCAGCCGTACCAGTTTTCTTTTTTGTTGCCATAGCTAATATTAAAACCAAATCTTGTTTAAGTCAAGTACTTCTGGAACCTTGTTTACTTCTTTTAGGAAGAATCCACAAATAGGACTTTCACCGTTTTCCAATGGCACTGCTAAGATATGACCAAACTTTAATTTGGGTACATACCATTTGACTTCTTGATAGATGTTTACAACTTCGACCTTTTGCCATTTGGGCTTGTATCCATTGATGGGATTGAATGTAAAGGTACTAAATCCACGATCGTTTAGACTCATTATACTGACTACTTCAGGTTCACCATGGTCAGGTTCTCCAATGATCAACGACCAATCTAGAGGAACTTTAACTTCGTGTTCGCCAATGCGTAATACTGCGGCTGGACAACTGAAGCTTTCAAGAAACACCAACGGCACAAAAATATAATCTACATCCACAGGATTGCTATAGTCAAGTACACCGTAACGCAGATCTTCATCAATTTCTTGTGGCAAACGATCCAAATTGTAGGCTAGATTATTAACTGTTAGAATATTCATTTATATGAAACCTTTTCTGTTTGATAGGGATAGTTTGCTTCGTCGTAGAATTTTCGGCGCTTGGTCAGATGCCGTTTTGCAAACCTTGCTGTACTAGTAATATCCCAAATTTGAACAAAATCTTTATCTTGAGCCTTGCGTATACCTCGCCCAATGCTTTGAATTACACGAACAAAACTCTTGCCAGGCTCAACAAGGACAAGGTTAAAAATACGAGGGATGTTAATACCAACAGCAGCCACTCCGTAAGTAGCAACAATGAGCTTGTTATCCATAACAGTAACTTCGTCGTATTCTTCCTTTCTGTCCTTGCTTTTCATTGTACCGCTGACAAACACACTGTCGGGTAAGCGTTCTACCAGCATCTTACCGCAGGCAATCCTGTCTACAAGAACTAAAGTATTTCCGCCCTGACTAATTGCATCAATGATACGAGCAAGCTCGTCGAGCCTGCGCTTGTTTGTAGTTAGGTATGTGAGTTCTTCTTGGTATGTCTTGTAGTCAACACTGTCTTCAAACTGCAATACCTTGACATGACAATTGCTGAGCACACCCATGTCTTGCAATTCACTCGCTGGCAAGCGATGCAACACTTGTCCTAGGCTGGCAATTAAACTGATATATTCGTGTTCTTCTTTGGGCACTGTTCCTGTTAATCCCCAACGAATTGGTACATTTGCAAAGGGACCAGTCAGCAGTGTTTTAAGCACATCGGCCTTGGCCATGTGTACTTCGTCGACGATAACTGCCACTAGACCATCTGTCAAAGCACTGGCACCTACTTCGCTGAGACCTTCCTTGTGTCTTTTAATTAAGATATTGATGCTTTGCCATGTTGCTATAGTATGTGTATGTCCTAGGTCCTTTTCGTCACCAAAATACACACCAACGTCCAGCCCCATGTTAACATAATCGGCATGTGTCTGCCGCACCAGATCTTTGTTGGGCACAATGACAATGGTACGACCATATGGCTCGCAACACAAGCTCATGGCCGCTGTCATTAAAGTCTTGCCAGCACCGGTGGCAATTTCTTGAACACCGTGTGGATTAGCCAAAAACCTATTGATACATTCAACTTGATAGTCGCGTATTTTGATAGGTTGACCTTCCTCGGTATGCCCTTTTGGCCATTTGATATGGCTAAAGGTGTCTCCGGTAACTTCCGTAAAACTGAACTTTTTCGCGATACGATGGTCATCGATTTCAATACGCCATCCTTCTTCATCAAGAATAGGCAATACCCGATCAAGAAGATTTAGATAGGTAGCACCGGCTGTGGTAAAGAATCTTATTTTACCATCCCACCTGCCTAATCGAAAAGCCGGTATATGATATGCATATGGCAATTGATACTTTAGTTTTGCTTCACATCGCCTGCGTGTCGATGCGTCCAAGTCATGAAACTTGATGTTTACTTCGTCGCGGATTTCTAGTTTTGTTATTCCTGGCATAATCTATAATAACATATTCCGCTGGCAATGTATAGCCCCATTATGCCAAAGCGGAGAAACAGATAGTTAGATTATATACTTATTACAAAATCACTGGTTTTTAAATGGCTGCAAAAAATATTTTTTTGCCAAAAAAAAAGGCTCCAAGAGCCCTCCAATGGCCAAAAAGAAAGGGCTCCTAAGAGCCCTTCCCCCACCAACTGCATTCCACGCAATGGTCAGCCAGTTGGTGTAACCATAACATTACTCGCCGTATTTGCTTATTAAAAGGTTGACCGAATCATTATACCAACTACATTATTCGATTGCCCGTTGATCCACCAACGTTAAACTGCCTAGATAGATTAACTCCAGCATGGGTATGATTACTGATGTTTACACTATATCCAATAATCAAATCAGTTTGGCGGCGGCCGCTGGCAAGATTAACTCGTTCAGTAGTAACCACAGGGTTAGCCGTTATATCTTCATCTTGACCGCTATAAGTATAGCCAGTAATAGCCGTTACATCCGCATTACCACGGCGCACATTAACAGGACCATGTACTGCAACTGTAAATTGGTCTCGAGTTTTACCGTTAAAGAAGATTTCTTTCTTAGTAAAGCCCAGTTTCCAAGTATCGCTGATCAATGTAGGGCTAACTGCTAACATGCTGTCTGCAACATTACGAGTTCTAGTAATGCCAAGACCATAATTACCTAGAAGGTCAACATTTTCTGTTACAGGATAAATGCCACCGAGAATAGCGTACGAAGTATTACTTCCACCGGTGGAAAATAATCCAGTACCAACGTTGTTAAGAAAACCATCTTGTTCGGTCATTGCGCCAACCTGGACGTTAATTCGACCCTGTTTATAGCCAGTTTCAAACTGGCTGGCAAAACCGGTATTGGTTTGCATAAATGTCATGACACTGTCTTGACCAGCCGGGGTAGAAAATTCTCGATAGCCTAAACCCTGCATAGCCAAATAAGGACTAGTATATAGACTGTTGGCCGGTGTACTGGCACCAATCGCTCGAGTAAAATCGGCAGTAAAGTTACGATTAATCCCGTCAACTATCTGAACGTTTTTCAGCACACTACTGGTTCTCAGTGCCGAATTGGTTGTAATCATTCCGGTAGTATTAATTGCTGTACCGGAAACAGAAGAACCTGAAGTCAACGCGACCTTGCTGTACTTTACATCAGCATATGGCTGAGTGGCTTTGTCAAAGTTAACAAGTCCATGTCCATATACTTCATCAACACCAGGTTTGCCTAGGTCCGTTGCTGTATTCTTAACCAGCTGAACGATTTCAGCGGCTTTAAGTTGCGGCCAAGCCTGTTTAATCAATGCAGTGCCGCCAGTGACCAATGCTGTTGCAGGACTGGTGCCGTTCATAAAGGTAGCAAGATAATCTGAAACTGGACCGCGGTCGTAACTAACTGCAACACGTTCACCTGGAGCAACCACATAAAAGTCTCTTACTTGATATCGATCTTTACAGGCATTATTAACTACATTGTTACAGATATGTCCAGCTCGATTGCTAAATTGACTGATGACATTTTTATCATTCACACTTCCTACAATCAGCCAACGACCGCCAAACAACAAGTTTCCTTTAGCGTCGGTTGCTGTAGCAAAGGCTCCGGGATAACTTGAATATGCCAGGCCTTGATTACCTGCGGCGGCAACAATGACACTGGTCACATTAGTAGATGACATGTATTGTTGCAACGAACTGCCTTGTCCATACATAGGTGTATAATTTACATGGCCTCGATAAACGCCAGGTGCCAACATTCTAACACCGGATCTGTATGTGGAATCAAACGAAGCACCAAAACTCATATTAACTGCTACTGCACCATTTTTTCCTGCCCAATTCAATCCGCGAATTACTGCGGCAGTATCAATCTGTGATGTGGCGCCGCCTTGTCCAACTTGACCCAGCAGTAGTTGAGCGTTATAGGCTGTGCCTACGGTACCAACGCCACCATTCAACTTGCCAGCGGCAGCTGACGCCATAGCAGTACCGTGGACGCCCCAACCGGTATTAGTGGATCTGATAGGACCGGAATAAAAATTTTGATATATTGCAATGTTACCTTTAAGGTCTGCGTGGTTCAAATCAAAACCTTGATCCAGTACTGCAATCTTAATGCCTTTGCCAGTATACCCACGCGACCATGCTGCCGTTGCACCAATTTGTCGCATGACAGTATCAATTTGATACTGCTCGACAGTGGTGTGTCGACCTGTTGGAGTAATATAAATCTGCGGGGTCGTTTGGGCTTGCACACTTCCAACAATTGAACCAACTGCCAATGCAATTAAAGTGAGTTTAAGTTTCATATCAGTCTTCCTGTCTAGTAACATTACTCGCCACGCTTCATCACAGTGGTCTCGGCAAGCCTCTTCCACTTGTCGTTATCGCCAACCATCTTACGCAGATCTGCAATCTTAATCACAGTACGCAGACTGAGTTCACGCAAGCGATCCTTGTTGGCGTCCACATACTGGTAGATTTCTTCCTTAACACCTTCGGGGAAATCGTAGTGATCCAACATACCATCCATCGTGATCTGCTTGATGCGAAGCATCTTGTCACGAGTGGTATCCAGGGTCAGATCCAAGTAGTGGCAACGGCTTTCCAACGCACTCAGGTGATCCTTGAGTTTGGCAGAGCGAACATGCTCAAACTTGATGTTGGTGATAAAGATTGCCGAGCCCTTGAACTCGAAGCGATCGGGCACACCTTCAGAACGCAACATGCGGCTGTCGGTGTTCCAGCAGATAGTACGCTTCTTAGAGCTGTCCAAAGCAGCCTTAAGGATGTTCAGGCTGAGTTCGTCTAACAGCACCGAGTCGCAGTCATCGAACACTAAGACATTGCCCGAATCGGCGTAACTGTAAAGCTTGCAATACAAGCCGATGGCACTCATAGCACCCCGGACCACTTCGTAGCGAGGGCGGTTGCCACCAATCTTGTCAAACATAGCGGCCTTGTCAAGCACTCGCTCAACGCCAAAGCTCTTGCCCACTCCCGGAGGCCCCACAACAATCATAGCACGAACCGAGCCGTCGACAGCGCCCTCAGTCATTTCTTCCAGGATGTCAAACCGCTCGCGAATGCGTTCAATAGCCTGCTCGTCTGTTTCTACCACTTTGTCTTTGGGCTCTTTTCGCTTAGGCGCGTCGTAATTGGCATCAATGGTGTTGGCAGAGCAATTCGCGGCAGTGGCCGGCTCAATATCGCGCATGGAGTTGACTTTGATGCGAATTTCGCGGCCCGCAAATTCGCCTAAAGTCTTGTCGGCAAGAACAGTAACATAGCCGCCCTTGGTGCCTTCCTTGTAGTCGGCAACGAGCCGGAATGTCTGATTGCTAATGTTGAAGTTACGGTAAGAACCGTTTTTGACAGTAATAAAAGCTGACACGTTTTTCCTTTGCGCGGAATGTTTATAACAACGTTATTATGCGCCCACAGGGCAAAAAGGTCAACCGGTGTTGAGAACCAATGTTGCAGATATACAACACCCGCTGAGTTTGGACCTTGTGTTGCACCATCTTCTTATGATACACTAGCTAGGACTAATGGTCAACCGGTTTTTTATGGTTTTAGGTGCTGTAAGTCATTGATTTTAAAGCAGATTCTGCAGTGTACTGTAAGTCATTGATTTTAAAGCACTTTTTTAAGGTTCTATAAGTCATTGATTTTAAAGCAGATTCTGCAGTGTACTGTAAGTCATTGATTTTAAAGCACTTTTTTAAGGTGCTATAAGTCATTGATTTTAAAGCAGATTCAGTTTTCTTTGGTAAGTGCTTGCTTACTTTTGGTTTTGTATATTTGGCTCACAGGAGTCTGCAGACTTGCGATTGCGGCGGCGATGGCATCTCGGCCTCTGGGCACTTCCAAAGCAGCCAGTGTGGATTCGACTCCAA